GTTAAATTCCGTCGCGAATTCGGGCGTGATGTGTCTGAGCGCCTCCTTCTGCATGCGGTCGAAGTCGTCGGCTTCCTGCTGGCGTATTTTCGTCACCACGGGCTGCTTCAGCTGCTCGTACTTGGTGAAGCATTCCACGAACTGCGCGAGCTTCAGGCGCTCGTAATAGCCTCCAAAGGTCTCCTTGGCCATCATGTACAGGCACAGCCGCCAGTCTTCGATGGTGAAGGTGGGAAAGCCTTTTACCAGCTCGTCAAGGACCATCTTGTACTCGTCGCCCTCGGTCAGCGTCTTGTTTGCGTCAACAAATCGCACGCATTTTGCGAGCATGGCGATGAGCGCGGCGCGTGTAGCCTTCTCGTCGAGCTTCAGTGCGGTGCCTACGTTGGTGCCTTTAAAGGCGGTTTCGATTGTCACCTGAGATATTTCCTGTTTCTGCAAGCTCTCGAAGCTGATCGCTAAGCTGGCCTCCTTCAAGCGCTGCCTTTCCGCTGGTGCGAGTTCGCCTGCCCTTGGATGGACCAAATACGAGGCCTTTCCATCCGTTTGCAATTGCTGTATGAATTGCCGCGATTGCTCCGCTTTCTGTAGTGTGTTCATTTGCTAGTGTCATTAGTGCCCGTTGTTCGCTTTGGGCGGTTTTGTATTTGAAGCGGTGATCCGTGCGCTTGTACTCCAGCCACTCGGTCCACGCTTCTTCGAATTTTTCGGTTTGGAATGGTAGAACCACATCCGCACGCGAATGCGTGCTTTTAGTAGTTCGTTTAGTAGTTGTTTTGTATACTGTATTAGTATGTGCTCGATTTTGAGCGCTCGTTTGCTCAATTTTGAGCGTTCGTTTGCTCATTTTTGAGCGCTCGTCTGCTCGTTTTTGAGCATTCGTTTGCTCATTTTTGAGCAGTCGTCTGGCGTATCTGTCGCCCGATCGGATGATGTATCCGCCATCAATCAACGTCTTCAAGTAACGCCTTGCGGTCGATTCTGCTACGTGCAGGAACTCGGCCACGTGTTCGTTGCTCATGAAGCACTCGCGCCCATTGTGCTCGAAGCTGGCGACCTCAGCAAGCAGCACCCGTTCGTTTGGGTGCAGCTCGCTCAGGTTCCAGATGTCGATTGGTATGCTCACGTACTTACGCTTCACTTCAGCTCGCTGATTGGTCGTAAATCGCCCAGCTCAATTTTAAAGGCGTCAGCAGGCTCCTCGTAATCACCGTCCCAATCGCCTCGCTTCACTTGATAAAAACTGTCATTGTATCGTTCCCTATCAATCCAGCCCAGCACATAAGCGCCGTGGTCCAATTTCTTGGGGTTATCTGCTCGCTTCATTACCTGAGCAAATACATAGACGTCACAAAGCTGATCAGCGTTGGTAGCGTAAACGCAGCCCACGAAATCGGGCTTGGGTAACCTGCCGCGCACTTTTGTCTTCACTTCGATACGTTTGCCGCGCCATTCAAGGTCGTACTCGTAATCATCCACGTTGACAGCAGAGAGATGTTTCATGGCTGCTACCTGCCCAACGTAGCCAGCAAATTTGCTGAGCTTGTTGTTGCCTGTGTGGTTGTTTTTCATCTCGGTCTCGATGACCTCCTTTCCTAGCTCGTAAGCCAGCTCCATTTCGATTGGGCTTAATGCAACCCATATCGGTTCAAATTGCTTCATGTTGGTTTTGGGTGTTTAATACCGCGCGGATGAGGTCCTGCGGTGTGATGTTTTCATTCTGCATGAGGCGGCTGGTGTGTCGCAGCACGCCCTCGGGGTCCTTGGTGACGTAATTGTGCAGCGTCTGCCTCGTCACCTCGATGGCCTCGGCACATGCCGTGAGGCTACCGTAGTGGTGTTGCAGGTACATTTTCAGTGTCATCTCCATCTCTCTCGAATTCAAGTGTAAACTTTATGCCCTTGGTGTTCAGGCTCTGGATGTACTTCAGCATGCTGTCGGGTCGTTCGAAGCGGATGCTGGTGTTTTGGTTTTGAATCTTGACCTTGTACATCACCACGGCATGTCGTCAGCTTGAGGCTCTGCTTGCTTGCTCTTCTCAATGACCGTCTCGCGTATGCTCTTGGGGTCGAGTATCTCGTACTTCCACGGCACCAGCGACAGAAACGCCTTGACCTCGCCCGTGCTTTCCTTGGTCCATTCCTTGCCGCGCACGTTGCAACGCGCTTTGATGCCCGATCCGACCGTCAGACCCATTACTTCGTCCACGTCGTCCTTCAAGAACTCGATGGGTACAATCTGCGGATACTTGCCATCCTCGACTTGGATGTGTACCTCGCACTTTCGAAATCCGCTGTCAAATTCGATAGGCTTGCAGATGCGGTGAATAACGCCTTCAATTGTCAATTCCATGATGTTTATAGGATTTGTTAAATGATGTTTGTGACCAGTTAGGTAGGTCGATTGTCCGTAGTTGGTTGAGCTTCAATCGCTCGAATATCTCGCGCCAGCGCTCCAGCGTCGGCTCCGTGTCAATTATCTCGTCTTCGAGGCCTTCGTCATCATCGCGCATGGTGCTATTAAGCAGCAGGAACAGCGCGTAGTCCTTGAGGCGCTCCTGATGTGCGTGCTGATCGGCTTCAACGTCGTCAAAGAAATCGTCAAGGTTGTCCACATTCATTTTGCTTGTAAATTCTTGACAGGTTACGCCTTGACATTTGCGTTTGGTTGGTCAGGTTTCAGCCTTACGTTCATTCCATCTCGTCCTCTCCGTATACTTCGAGCTGATAGAATCCTGCGAGCTTTAAGATGGCGCGTGACAGCGCCCGCTTCTCCGCCATTGCAATCGGGTAGGAATTGCGGTTGTTGCTCTTGCTCACCTCTCCATACGTCTCCACCTGCCCGATTTCGCATTTTGCGTGTGCTTTAACGCAATATCGTCCTTCGCTGGGGTCAGACCATTCAGGCACCGTTTCAAAGGTCACCACGGCCTTTATTTTGGCTTGTACGTGTTCCACGCCTCGGCGCGTCATGATGACGAAGCCTCGTGGGTCCTTGTGGAAATGGTCTGGTCGCATGTCGTACTTCTTCGACAATGCCTTGAGTTCGTCAATCGCGCTCATGATGCTGCATTTATTGGTTCAACGTCGAGGTTGATGTAAGGCGCGTGTGGTGACGCGAAGCGCAGGCTGCTCAGGTTGTTGCTCACTGGCTTGTCACACAGGACGTCAAACTGCCACTCCACCCACTTGCATACCTTGTAGCTGCAATCGCGGTGATTCTCCTGCGTGATGTCCGCTACAGCCACGAGCATGTAGACGCCCGATCCGCTGCAGCTCACTCCGCCTGCAAGGATTTGTTGGTGGTCCTGCATCATGCTCACCAGCTTCTCAGGCTTCAACTCCTTCTTTTGGTGCTTCTGGTCAATGTCAATCTGTACGAGGCCGCTGTGCTGCTTCAAGGTGTCCTGTCGTCGCGTACCAAACAAGCCGTGCGGCATGACGGCAGGCAGCTGCTTCTTACTGTAGTCGTTCAGCGGAATCTGTGGCCGCACGTTTTCCAGCCAGTCAATAAGCCGCACGTCGTACACGTTGCGGTCGAAGGCGCCACGGCAGGCGCTCACGTAGATGTCTTGTATGTTCATCGGTTTCGGTTTGTGTAGGCCGCAATCAAATCGGCCTTGAATTGTTCCATCAGTAATTGAAAGCGGCGCTCTTCTGCCATCTCTTGCTGCCAGTGGTTGAAGTCGCTTGTAGGTTTTACGTGCACGCTGCTGCGCACACAGATAGGCTTTTTCATAGTTCTTCGTCTTCGAGGTGTTTCCATATTGCTTGCTCAATGCGCTCTTGGTTCCAGTCCAGCAGGCAGTCATCCGCGCAGGTGATGTCTACGCAGTCGTAGCTCTTGTACCCTTTCTGCCACAGCCTGACGCTCAGGATGTGGATCGTGGCTGGGTAAGGTGGTGAGATGTCCGTAGCAGGCTCTGCTCCGCACAGTTCGAACGTCACGACCATCTCAAGGCCGTCGTCCAATCGTAGTATTATCTGGTCTTCCATTAGTAGTGAATTCTTGACAAATGTAAAATACATTTTACGAACGTCCAAACATTTGGACAAAAAAAAGCAGCACCTCCGTTGAGATGCCGCTTCTCCAAAACCTAATGAAAAAAATCTGTTTCCTACTTGCGAAAGAACAGCGCTAATATACGCAGTTATTCCTTATTTCGACGCTTGCTGCGTCCAAGGACTACAGCGTTGAGGATGCGCTTTAGTACGTCAATCACCTTATCGTCCTTCTCCGTCTCGGTCAAGGCGGTGATAGTACCAGCGGCGGTGAGGATGGCCAAGCAAATCTCGGCCCAGTTGTTCAGGAATATCTCCTTCATGTTATTGTGCTTCTTCGACCGACCAATACGGTTGGTCTTGGTTAGAGTTGTGCAAAGTAACAAACCAGCCGCCAAGCCGTGGCGTGTTAAAGCCTTTCTCCGTCGCCCATCCTGCGAAGCGGTCGCCGAGCAGCTTGTAGCTTCCGAGCTGCAGATGGTGCACGCTGTCTTGGTACAGCTTGCCGTACCTGCTGATGCGGTCCGTGGTGATTGGTACGTGCCACTTCTGGTGTGTATGGCCACGCACGATCATGGTGGCGTCCTTGAATTGCATCTGGTCAATGTCGACTCTGAGGACACCTTTGGAGCGAGGCGAATTTCCGCCCATTCCGTGATGGTAGTGCACGAATGTCGAGCTGCGGCGCTTGCCGTTGATGATAATCTGCATCCACAGCCAGCCGCTGTAGCCTGCCACCGTGATGTTGCCGCCGTTCTTGTTTACGATGTACGCCACGCGGTCGAGCGGACTGGTGTGCATGCGCTTCTCGATGCTGGTCTCGTGGTTGCCGCGTCCAAAGAACTTGATGACATCCTTGTACTTCGTCAGGAACTCGGCGCTGTCTTCGATGACGTCGTCGAGGTACGTGATGCTTTTGTACTCTGGTCTGAGGTCGCTGTACGAACCACGCGGATCCCACTTGCCTTGCATCAAGTCGAACCAGTCGCCAAAGATGAAGACGGGCGTGTTGGTACGCTTCGCTTCGTCGAGGTGCCTGCGCAGCATGACGCGGTCGCACTTCGTGCTGTCGTAATGGACGTCAGAGATGAACAGGAAACGCTGGTGTTGATTGTCCACCTTTACGCTGTGGACCGTGCGGCTTATTTGTTCTAGCTTCATGGATATAGCCAAATCACGTCGGCGTCCTTGCTGGGGTCGTCGTCAACGTGTATGAATGTCTGTGCAATGCCTATGCGGTTAAATCCTGCGTCGATTAATCCGCCAATGATGTAGGCTCGGCTGCGCGAGTCTACGCAGTGAATGTCAGCCGCGAGGCCCTTGAGATGGCTGCTGGTCTTTTTCCCCCCTACCAAGCGATTCCGCTCGGGCGTCCTGTATCCGCTGTTAATCTTAAATGGTATGCCAGCGAGGTGCCGCGCCTTGTCCAGCATCTCCAAGAATACCTCGTCCATCATTTGCTCGCCGCTGCCAATTGCGTCTGGGCTGTCGAACTCATGATAGTTGAAGTATCTCATGACAAGGCTATGGAGACGGCTGCAATCAGGATGATGACGTCGGCTATGTCGCCGCGCCCATAATTGCGAGCCTTGTAAATCATGTTAGCTAACACGGTTGCCAAGATAATCCAAATCATTTTGATTGCATTTTTGCAAGCATGATTTCAATCTTGTGCACCGCCTCCAGCAGCTCCTTCATATCGCGTTTAAATTCGTCTTG